TTTACTAATGTCAAATCCATTTTATTTTCCTGGCATTCCTGTTCCAAAGTTTAGTCTACTAAACTCTAATCTATCTACAAGTTTTAATGCATTGCCTATTCTATCTACTGCTACAAATCCTTCTTCGCTTGTTACAGCATATCCATCGTCAGTTTGTACAAACGTATCCATTTGTCTTATTTGTTCTAACTTCTTAACAATGATAATTTTTGCTTGTATAATTTTTAAATATAAATCATAAACAGCAACTATACCTGCTACATGTTCTTTAATAAATCTTACACCTGCAACCATTAATTCAGTTTTTTTATCTTTAGTTGCCTGAGTTTTTACTTTGTCTATTTCTTTTGTCATAAAGTCTATATACTTTTGTACAAAACCTTGTGCAAATTTAGTAGGCTCATCAAATGCGCCTGCTCTAATGTTATTGTTAACGTGAGCCTTTAATTGTTGTAAAAAGTTCTTACCAATTAAGTCAGTACCTTTTTCTAACCAACTAAAAGTTTCAGCATCAATGGTTTTTAAGTACTTGTCTGCATCTGCAATAGACTGTAACATTACTGCACCTTCTTCTTGTGTTAATGTTACTGTACCACTTAAATCTTTTATAAGTGCATCTCTATGCCATACTTTACTGCTGTTGCCTAACACACTACTGTCAAAGCCAAACTTAGCAGTTGTATCTGCAAGTGTTGGGCCTCCAGCATATTCTGTGTGCCACACAATACCCATATCAGCACTACTTATTTGTCCTGCTAATTCAGAGTTTGCAGGAACAGTATATACAATAGTATTAGGTTTAAATGCTATAACTTCTTCGCCATCGATATTAGTCATTTGTAAATCTTCTTTGGAAAATAACATGTCGCCTTGTGCAACTGTATTCCAAGTTAATCCTTTTAAACTGTTAAGAGCTGTTATTAACTTGTTTTGCAATCCTTCTGCAGGGTGATTGTTTTTAATATCTGCAACTGTAAAATTCATTTTAGGATTTCGTGCAAACACACCTTTAGTACCTACAAAAAACTTGCCAGTCTCTGGATCTTTACCAGCAATAATGGCAGGTGCTCCGTCCCACTTTGTTGTCATGCTTATTGGTGCTTTTGTATTTCCTTCGAGCATTTCGTGTAAACTGTATAGATAGTCTACGGCTTCTTTTGCACCTTTATATCCTCTGTTAAAGATATTATCTTCTAAATGTTCTAAGTGAGTATTTTTACCTTCTGCTTCAACCAACGCACTTTCAGTAAGTAACCTGGTTATAAGAGGTTTTGAGATTTCTATAAATCTCATCTTACTAATGTCAATAAAGTAATGGGTTTTTGAAATGGTAATCCGCCGCCACTGGCTGTTTTAAACAGAGCCATTCCAGGTTGTACTATTTGCGTCTGGCCTTTGAACTTATATTTGTATCCTTCAAAGCCTACTATTTGACTGGATACTTCTTGTCCCTTCTTAATTTTTCCTTTTGATTTTGTGGCTGTCCATTTTACTGTATCTCCAATCCTAAATCCAGAGTTGGTATTAGTGACAAAGATCTTATCAGGGGCATCTGGTATAGTAGTACCTCTTTTTATAACATCATAACCTTTCTTTAGTAATTTTCCGGCTCCACCTACTACTCCGCCTACTACTGCTCCAGCGGCGGCTCCTGTTCTTTGTCCTATCGAACCGTCTGTGGTATCTTGCCCTAACCAGTGTCCTGCTTTTGACCTCATTGAACCTTTTCCGGATTTTGCATATCCTTGTTTATCAAATCCAGCAGTTTTTAATAATGCTTTATCAACTGTTGAGCCAGGTGCAACTATAGTACCTGTCACTTTTTCTTTCCATCGTGATGTTTCTTTATCGTAGAGATACTTTTGGCCGTTATACTCAATAGGCTTATTGAAATTTAGATTATCGATATGAGTGGCTTCGCTTCTCTTTTTACCAAATAGTTCGTTTACTTGTACAATTTCATTAATTAGCATTGTCTTCTCTTTGGGATTCTTTTATAATTTTCTTTATGCCCCTGGAGAATTTAGTTGTGTCTTTACCTTTGATACTATTAAGTAGTCTGTTAGTAAGATCTTTTGCTTGAGTTGGACTGTAGTATTCATCAATTTGGTCAATAAGATTAATTGCACTTTCTATAATATGTTCAGCACGTGATTCAACCACATGGTTTCTGTCCCTATCTATAGAAATTTTATTTAATTCTTCAAGAATACTTCTTGTCTTTCTCAATTTACTTCTCCAAGTACTTTATAGTAACTATTTATCATATAATTAATTTTTAAATGTCATTCTTTTTCAAGAACTCTCTCATATTCATTGCTTGGTCAATAGTATTCTTAACTTCGGGCTCTTCTGCCTTTATACTATTACCTCTTTTTAATTGATCTACCAATGAATTAGTTGTCATTGTCATTGCGTCTTCATCGCCTTCTTGTAGATCTTCAATTCTTAAAGTATCTGGATTAAATCTTAAATCAACTTTAGTACCAACACCACTACTTGAACGTGTTTTCATAAATTGTATTTGATATCTACCTTTTTCACGCATAGCATTACTTGTAAATATACCTACAACATTATCTGCTGTTTGTATTTTACTAATACCACCTGCAATATGGTGGTGATCAAACTCTATTTCTTCAACTGCACCCCTGTTTAACTGCGATGCTGTAACAAATAATAAATCTCTTTCCATTGCAAGGTTACGCAACTCCTCAGAAACATATTTGTCTTTAATAAACAAATCACTACCGCTTACTTTAGCACTAATAGGCATCATAAGATCTAAATAATCTACAAGTAAACAGTCTACTTTTTCGCCAATTGATATCTCGTATTCTCGTAAAAATACTCTTAAATCATTACAGTTAACACCATTAGGCATTTGTTTAACACGGAACTTGCCAGCACCTTTGCCTTTCATACGCACTTTTAAATCTACGTCATCCATGTTTTTCATTACTTCTTTAACACCAAAACCACTAACCATGCTGTCAAGACGCATACTAATAAGTTGTTCACTAAGTTCTAAACTAATGTAAACAACATTAAGTCCTGCAAGTGCCCAGTTTACACCAAAGTTTTGTAAGAACAAACTTTTACCTGCACCCGAACCACCTGCGAAGATTGTCATTTCGCCTCTATTCAGTCCACCGTATAACTTTTGATCTATACCTTTCCAGCCTGTGCTAACTGCTCCACTTTGATCTTTAATCCATTGTAGTCTTTCTTTAGGATTATCAAAGTATTCTAAACCTAAGTCCTTAATAAGTCCTACCTGGCTTGCTTCTTTAATTTTATTTTCTACAGTACCATAGTCTTGTTTTTCAAGTAAATCAGTACTTTCAATAATTGCCGCTTCAAGTGATTTATGCCTACAAAATGTTTCAAACTCTTTTAAAAACCATTCATGATGATCGGGTGTTACATTAGGTATAGGTTCTAAATGTGTGCCTGACACAGCACTAATCTGCTCTGGTGTTGGTATTGCATTGTGTTGTTCACTATGAGAAAGAAATAATTCAACCGCCGGTCTATACTTTTGTATGAAGAACTGTGGCTTCACAATGTTAGAACATCTACTAAATAGATCAGGGTCGCTTACTAAGAATCTTAAGAAAAGTTCTTGTGTTTCTTCGTTGTATGTTTTAATATCACTCATATGCGTTTTTCTTCCAGCTCGTTTAATATATATCTATAAATTTTCTCGTGACCTACACGATTTGGATGTCCATTTTCGGCACTAACCTCTAATCCTCTGCAAAGTTCACTGATTGTTATGTCGGTAAAGTGTTTATAATTAATTGTATCAAGCATTTCGTTAAAATACGGAACGTTAAGTTCGTCAGGTTCATATGACCTTGGGTCTGCACTCTTACTCATAGGTATGAATAGATACCTTGTTATTGCGTTACGTCTAAATACTGATTGTAATAGTAAAATTTGTTCCATAGTACTTAACATGTCTTTTTCTAAAGACTGATGATTATGTGCAACACTAAAGTATTTCTTTTGCAAAGCATCATATGGAGCAGAATCCTCAGCATGGCTATTACCAACTGCCCATGGGCGGTCTCTCCACTTGTCGTCAAAGTTTGCTAACTCGTTTAATGCACCTATCCATATGTTTCTTTCTGCATCGTACCATTCGCTACGTTCACAGTTTGTTAATTGTATAAGATACACCAATGATGAAGGATTAGGATGCCTATTAATAAAGTCAATAGTACGCCTAAT